CAACATAGCTACAACTACTCCAGATGATGCTAACATGGGTGATCAGGATATTATGTTAAACTTCTTTGGTGGAGATGTAGAAGCACAACACATGATCAAAAATTTAAAACGTTTAGGATACAAAGTAGGTGACGTAAGTGGTTATCAAGATCATAACTTTGATCCAGAGCCTACAGATGGTAAAGCACCGCCACAAGTTAAGAGCAAAGATGTTCCACAGTTTATTGGTAAGAAGGGCAAAGTTCCTTTAGATAGATTAAAGTCAGTACAACGTGATCGCGATTGGGGAAAGCTAGGTAAAGCACTACAACGCACAGGTGAGAAGAAGTATGCTCCTATACTATGCGATAGAGAAGGTTGTATTGTAAATGGGCATCATAGATACGATGCACTACGTTTACGTGGGCAAAAAGAAGCCAGAGTACACATGATTAACGGTAGTTTACGTGAGATCATGCAACTGGTGAAAAGATAAATATTATTATGCGTATAAGAGAAATCAAAAAGAATAAACCAAGTAAGCCAAGAGATCCTAATCATAAGGCTATGCAAGACCTACGTTCAAGTGGTGCTTCAGGTAGCCATGGTGACAAAACTAAAGATATTCCACGCAAAGAAAAACACAAGGGTAAGTCATACGATATAAATGAAAAAGATCCTTGTTGGAAGGGTTATAAGCAAATAGGAATGAAAAAGAAGGGTAAAAAAGAAGTACCTAATTGTGTTCCTGAAACTGCTACACCCGGGGCAACTAGTGCTGGTAACATAGCAACAGTGGCTAATCCACACATAGCAAACAGTAAAAAGAAGCCTAAAACACAGAAACCTACAGATAACGCATTAGACAATAAGAGTCACGGATTATTTGGTCAACCCTTAAAAAGGCTAAATAATAGTAAGGAAACGCAAATGAAAAGCAAAGACTTAATACAAGAAAATTTAGCCGACGAGGCTTCTAAAGTAGAGCAAGATCACGAAGTACAAATGGCAAGAGCCCAACTGTACAAGATCGCAAAGTATTCTATTAAGCTACATGAAATGCTTAAAAACGTTTCAGAGCAAGAAGGCTTAGAAGGTTGGGTACAATCTAAGATTACTAAAGCATCAGACTACATTGGTGCAGTATATCACAACATGGACTACGAACAGAAGTTTGAAGAAGTTAGTGAAAGCCTTACTGAAAAAGCAGGTTACTGTTCAGACAAATGCTGTGGTGCAGATGTAAAAGCGGCAGACTGTGGTTGCAAACCAAGTTGTCCACATTGTGATTGCAACGAAAGTGTCAAAGAAGGCAAAGCAAAGAATCCTAAACAACAGGCGGCTATTGCTATTGCTAAAAAAGAAAAAGGTTACAAAGAGTCTTTAGCAGATAAATTAGAAGCAGAGAAGTCCGAGTATGTATACGAAAAGCAAAAAGGCGTTGACGGCAAAGTATGTTGGAAGGGCTACAAACGTATGGGTACAAAGAAAAAGGGCGGTAAAACTGTTGATAACTGCGTAAAGATGTAATGAAAATTAAACACCTTACAAACGAAACATTCACCTTCAACGAAAATCCATTAGCAACTGCCTTAAAGAAAACTAAAGCAGGTGCAGAATACTTTACTGGAGATGATGGAGCAATATCTAACTTTGCCAAGAAGGTAAGCAAAAAGTATGGTGGTGCTCACGGTAGCAAAGAGCCTATCAAACCAGGCTTTGGATCAGCATTACGTAAAGGACTAGGACTTGCACCAGATGATGGCAAGGGTAGTAAAAAAACAGCAAAAGCACCTAAAACAAATACCAAAGCATCGGCTCCAAGTGTAGAGCCTAAGGTTGTTACAAAAGGCGACCCTATCAAAGACGTAGGATCACTTCCAAGCGGTAGTGCATACCAAGATGGAAAGTCTACTTGGACATATACAGGTACTGAGTGGACAGATGGAAAAAACAAGCTAGACGCAAATACTGGCTGGAGAAAATTCCAAAAGGCTATTCAAAAAGGCCAGGCTTTCGTAGCTAAAAACTAAACTTCCGATAAATACTTTAAATTAACAAACAGAGGATACTATGGCCTTTTTAGTTCATAACCTACCACCTGTAGAAGTATATGTAAAGAAAGAATACTTATACGACCTACAAAAAGGTCACGGCGAACTCACACCAGGTCATTGGATATCAATTAGAAGTATAATGGGCAAGGCTCTTTACTTCGAAACACTTCTAACAGAATACGGTGCATTATATGATAAACTTCCTATAAGTGCATTTGTATGGAAAACAGATTACGATCCAAAGGATCAATTACCACTAGATACACTACAGATATGGGATTGCTTTGATTATGATATTACATTAATCAAAAAGCCTATGTTAGCTGATTGTGAATTCTTTGGTAAAGACAAACAGATGCACAAGGGCGAATACTTGTTTACACTTGATACTTGCCATGCACAACACTCTACACTAAACGTAAACTTTTCAGAACACGATCCAGAGCATAAATCTTTTAATGTTATTAAGATGAATAATGGACAGTTTGCGGCACAACCTAATAACAGAGTTATTTTTACAGATCAAAGTTTAGTACTTGGTGAACGTAAACAACCAGACTTCAAAGTTTGTACACAAAACTACACAGTTGAAAATAATCCTAAATGGTCCGTAGGACATACAGACGAATGGCAATATAAAACAAAGGACGAGGAAGAGAGTGGCTCCGAGTAGGAAAGAAGCCTACAGAATTTTTTGGATGGTAAAGGGACACTTTAACGCCACAGAGTCTTGCATTTTAAGTTGTTACGATAGTTACTTTAAACGCCTTTGGTATAACGAAGAAGGGTATTTACACGAAGAAGGTTTTGAAGAAGCCTACAAAGCCACACTAAAAACAGCCAAAAAAGATTAAGATTAAATACTTGTATGTTGATCCCTAACGTACAGAATTTACAGTTTAACGAACAAGCAGACGTATTTACAATGATATATGAAGATGCTGAATCTTTGAAACCAATTCTTACGGAAAAGATCAAAGCACAAGGAGATCAGCAATATAGAAAAACTAATGTTCAAGCAGACATGACTAAATGGACTATGTTTAATGATCCTGATTTCCAAAAGATTATTGACTTTGCCATCGACGTTATCAAAGGTGGTCTAGTTAGTATTCCAACAGGAAAGTTCTTTGCAACAGATTGTTGGGGTGCTTGTTATAAGAAAGGTGATAGTTGTAACGCACACGCACATCACCCGGCTATTTGGAGTTTTGTTTATTATGTAGATGCAGAACCAAATGATGCACCACTAGTATTCCCAACTAGCCAAAATGCAATATATCCAAATTCAGGATTAATGATTGTGTTTCCAGGTTGGGTAACTCATAGTGTGCCAGCACAAGAAAACGATAAAGAAAGAATTGTAATTGCCGGCAATATTTCTATTGACAGACAGCAGGCAAATAGTGTATAATATAAAACTTAAATAGGAGAATAATATGAGTGAGAGAGTATACGGACAGGACGAAAAGCAAAAGCTAGAGCGTCTAGTAAATGAAGGTGCTCAAGTAATGCAAGAAGTTGAAGACCTAACTACGGGTCTTAAAGATACTGTAAAAGCAGTAGCAGAAGAACTTAATATCAAACCAGCACTTATTAACAAAGCAATTAAAGTTGCTCACAAAGGTGATTGGTCAAAAGTAGCAGACGAGTTTGACGACTTAGAAACTTTGGTTGTTACAGTAGGCAAAGACAAGTAGTGGGTATTCGAGGATTTTTTAAACAAAGCTACGATTCGCACCCAAGAGCATTTTACTTAGAAATGGTAAGTGCTATTACGGTTATTATAGGTAGTGGTATTCTTACCTATACAGTTCTTGCACCAAGACCAGACATATTCATTCCATTTTATTGGATTGGAAGTGTTACGGGATTCTTTGGAGCATACTATAGAAGTTCAGCATGGGTTATGGTTTTAACCGCATGGTTTACAACAATGAATACCATAGCACTTTGGAAGTTATTTTTATGATTTATATGGTTGACATTGATGGAACAATATGTTATACTACAGGTAGTAATTATGAAGAAAGTAGGCCAATTCAAGAAAGAATTGATCACTTCAATAAACTATATGAAGATGGACACGAAATTAATTATTGGACAGCCAGAGGCTCTAAATCAGGAACCGACTGGCACGGATTTACTAAGGCACAATTACTCAGTTGGGGAGTTAAATTTACAACACTTAAATTAGGCAAACCACATTACGATATATGGATAGATGACAAGGCACAAAATGACAAAGAATACTTTAGAAACAAAAGATATACAGGTTAAACCATACCAACCTTTAGCATGGTTGTTCACTGCAACTTTGATAGGGGCCGCAACAATGGCCGCGTTTAATATGTACCCTTGGTACAGTTATGCGTTCACAGTATCAAATTTAGGTTGGGTAGTAATAGGTGTATTATGGAAAGAAAAGTCGTTGATTGTTTTAAACGCAGGACTTACAATAATATACATAATCGGTCTAATTAGTGATTGGATCAACTAGAAGGTATAGTCGGCCACAAGCGACAGTTTGGTATTTGCCAGCCTCAAATGGCATACAGAGGAGAATAAATGAGCTACGTAGATGCACAATTCGATCGTGACCAAGACGTTATAAGAGTAGTAGAACGTAAAGAAGGTAAACGACATTTCACAGAATATCCTGTAAAGTACACTTTCTATTATAAAGATCAAAGAGGAAAGTATAAAAGTATTTACGGTGATCCCCTAAATAGAATAGTAGCAAGAAACACAAAGCAGTTTAGAAAAGAACTTGCTATAAATCAAAACAAAGAATTATTTGAAAGTGATGTTAATCCAATATTCCAATGTTTAAGTGAACAGTATCTAAATGTTGATGCTCCTAAACTAAACGTTTGCTTTTTTGATATTGAAACAGACTTTGACCCTGAAAGAGGATTTGCTGATCCAAGCGATCCATTTATGCCAATTACTGCAATCACAGTACACTTGCAATGGCTAGACAGTCTTGTTACATTTGCTATTCCACCTAAGACACTTACAATGGAAGAAGCAAAAGAACAATGCAAAGATTTCCCTAATACATATTTGTATGAGAAAGAAGCAGATATGCTTGAAGCATTTCTTGATATCATACAAGACAGTGATATACTTACAGGTTGGAACAGTGAAGGTTATGATATTCCTTATACTGTTAATCGTGTAAAAAGAGTTTTAAGTAAAGATGATACAAGACGTTTTTGTTTATGGAAACAACTTCCTAAGAAACGTGAGTATGAAAAGTATGGTAAGAAAGCTGAGACCTATGACCTAATAGGTAGAGTGCATTTAGATAGTTTGGAACTATATCGTAAATACACATATGAAGAAAGACATACTTACAGACTTGATGCCATTGGCGAAACTGAGATCGGTGAAAAGAAAACTGTGTATGAAGGTACACTCGATCAACTTTATAACAATGACTTCCGAACATTCATTGAGTACAACAGACAAGACGTTGCACTACTGGACAAGCTGGATAAAAAACTAAAGTTCATAGATTTATCAAATGAACTAGCTCATGCAAATACTGTTTTGCTACAGACCACAATGGGTGCGGTAGCAGTTACAGAACAAGCAATTATTAACGAAGCACATCACAGAGGACTACAGGTTCCTAACAGGCCAAAACGTGACGAAGAAAATACTGCGGCGGCTGGTGCCTATGTTGCATTTCCTAAGAAGGGTGTACATAAGTGGATAGGTAGTATGGACTTGAACAGTCTATATCCTAGTGTTATTCGTGCATTGAATATGGATCCTGCAACTATTGTAGGACAACTACGTCCAGAGCATACAGAAGCATTCGTACAAGATCAAATGACATTACAGAAGAAGTCATTTGCAGGTGCATGGGAAGGTAAGTTCGGTACATTAGAATATGAAGCAGTTATGGAAAAGAGAAAAGACTTTGACATAACAGTAGACTTTGAAAACGGCGATAGCGAAATGTTAAGTGCCGCGGAAGTATATAAACTAATTTATGATAGCAACCAACCATGGATGCTTACTGCTAACGGTACTATATTGACAAATGAACATGATGGTGTTATTCCAGGCTTGTTGAAAAGATGGTATAGCGAACGTAAAGAGCTACAAGCTATGAAAGGAAAGGCCATTGATGCAGGTAACAAAACAGAAATTGCGTTTTGGGATAAACGTCAGCTTGTTAAAAAAATTAATCTTAACAGTTTATACGGTGCTATTCTT